GCACATGTACGGGGATTTCCTGATCATCGGGCCGCCCTTCAGTTTGAATGGCGCTGGAAGCAAATTTCTCGGCGTTTAACGGGTGGGCCAATTGAAAGACGCATGAAAGCCCTACAGGAATTACTTGCTCTTGACAGACCTACTACTGCCGCCGTGCCGTATTGTGAATATGCTGAACCTCTAGAGGTTATTATGGAGACGGAGCGGGAAATGCCTGCCCTATAGCGTGTTGCCTACTGTGGTTGTTCGTCTTCCATATGCAGCATTAATCCATTTTGATCCTAGATTGCCTGCAGTTGCAATACCTTGTCCTGCAGTTCTAAAACCAACAACCCAGGGATAAACCGCTGAAAAAAAGGTGAGTAGAAGAACCAGACCTATTATTACATACACAAGCCATGATGGTAGATTTAGAAGAGTATGAAGGGTGTTTCCTACTGGTTGTGTTGTTTCAAAACTTTCAACATTCATCATATAATAGGAACTGATGCCAACAGCAACAAGCAATAAAACCGTATATAATAGTGGTTTATTATGTTTCATTCTATATAATCTAATGAAATAAAAATTAAAGGGTCTCTTCTTCATACATAAGATAGATATGGTTTCTATAGCTTATGTAATTCTTTCTTGTAAACCCTTCCTAAAGACACGTGCAAAATGGCAGCAGGACACATGGCTTTCAAAAGTACCCCAAGACTCTTATGTCTTTATTACTGGAGCAATAGGCTCTAATGAGCCAAATGTTGTTAATATAAATGTTGCCGATTCACATGAAACATGCCCTCGACGATATTATCAATATATTCAGCAAAATGATATGTCTAAATATGATTGGGTGACCTTTATTCATGATGATACCTTCATATTTCATGAACGTTTAAAGAAGTTGCTTGAAGGGCTTGAGGCTAATAAACAGCAATATATTGGGTCTGAAGTATCATGGCCCGTTATGTATATGTGTGGTGGGGCAGGCTTTGTACTTTCACGTAAAGCATATAGCGCTCTTAGAGAGTATCTGCTTGTTACACAATCTGAAAATGTAGAATTTCATAATAGTAGCGATGTAACTATGGGGCTATGGTTAAAAAATATTGATGGACTCCAGCGTGTTAATTCAAAATTATTTAATAGTTCTACACACACACATGGTGAATCATCTAAGATGGATGTAGCGATTTCATATCATTATGTTACGGAAGAGTTGTTTACCATGTATGACGGGATAAGTTAAGACTTCTCTTTTGATTTTAACATTATAGTGTATGCTAAAAAGATACCAAAGAAATTTTTAGCAAATACATCAAGTATATTATATCCAGTATTTTTAATTGTATAACTCATAAGTGCAAATACACCATATAAACTCCAGAAAAAGACAAACCAGTAAAATAATAATTTCTTAGAAGTATCTTCAGATGATACCAAAAATGTATCTTTAATATGCTTAAAATTCATAATAAATGGAATAAAACCCAAGGCTGTAGATACATAAGGGGTTAATAAACCAATTTCACCAATAAAACCAAAAATTAACATTGCTGCATTTAAAAGTACTACTTTTACTATTGAACTTACATTATTAGACAAGAAATCAGTTAATCGGGTTGATGTATTTCCATCATGATTTAAAAAGGCAGATAATGTAATTAACATTAATGGAGTGGTAATTGCCCAATCTAAGTAACGAAACTGAGTTATATTATTAGATTTTTTGTTAAAATAGTAAATTAACCAAACATAAAATATAAATTCAATTACCTGAACAAAAAGTTCAACCTTTAATAAATCTTTTAAAAGTTCATCTTTTAAACTTACTTCAATATTTATAGCAAGATAATCAATTATTCCAACTATAAACTGTATGAATAAAGAAATTACTCCACTTATATATATCATTCTATATAATTGGTATTTTAAAGTTTTATTATCGTTACACATCTTTAGTATTATACTAATTATGTGTACCGCGTATTGCCGTATTTAGCAGTTGTCGTTACGGAATTGTCCACGGATTCGCATTTAACCTATTTTTGGACCGATAACGTATTTTATATTTTTTAGATTTTTTTACGTCACACTTATGACTAGCCGACACCTTAATTGCTGTAAGCGAGGCCTCCCATGCCGCTCATGACACGTAGGACGTTGTAGTTCGTCGCGAACACATAGACAGACGCCGTGTTTAGCGTGCCAACCGCGTTGTTCGACACCGTGAGGAGGAGCGTCGTGTTATCAATGCGCGATAAGTTGCACGTGCCAGAAGGCTGGTGCTGCTCAGGCTGGAGCGCGAACGAGTACACGTTGATGCCAACGGCGGGCACGTTCGTGTGGTGCTGGAACGGCTGGACTAAGTTGAAGTACGAGCCCTCACGCACCTGGAAGCGGTCGTGTCCGTTGAGCTGGAGGAGCGCCGTTACGACGCGTAACGGAGTAGCCTGACTCGAGGACGGAGCGGTCCCACCAGTCAGAGTAGTTGAAGGGCTGCTGGCCCTTCCAGCCATTGACAACCGTGTCGTCGCACGACGTGAACGAATCACGCTGGACAACCCAGATGAGCTCCTTACAGGGGTGGTTGAAGTTGAGCTTGAGCTTGTTCGACGACGACGTGATAGACTCCTGGCCCGTGAACTGGAGCGTCTCGATGAGGTACTCGTGGGAGACCTGCGCGAACTTGCGGCGCTCGTCCGTGTCGAGGTAGATGTAGTCAACGTAGAGCGACGCCGCAACAAGGTTCTGCGAGTTGACACGGTCGCGGATCGTGTGGAGGTTCGACGTTAGCTGGGGCGTGATGTCCCAGCAGAGGTTGCGGAGGTCGTTGAACTCGAGGTTCACGCGGACCTCGTGGTACTGGAGCGCGATGAGCGGGAGCGCAAGACCAGGGTTGCGGCAGAACCAGAACTGGAGAGGGATGTAGAGCGTGTACTCAGGCGCGCAGTTGCGAACCTCGTCGAGCGAGTTGGGCTCGCCACCGGCGCACGCCGAGTCGCACGTCTCACCGCCCTGAACGATTAGGTTCGTTAGCTCAGGCACATTGCCAACCATCTTGGAGTAGCCCGCCTGCTTGCCCGCCTCCTGCGTGAGCTCATTCCAGATGTGGAGCCAGTTGCCATAGTGCTTGTCGATGCGCTGGCCACCGATCTCAATCTCAACGTTGCGAACAAGATTGTGACCGACCCAGTTGAGCCAGCGGAACTGCGCGCCAGAGCCGTCGCCCGTATGGAGCTGAACCGAGGGGAGCGTCGCCTGGAGGTAAACACGGTGGATTAGGTCACCGTTGCGCTGGATCGTGCACGTTACCTTCTTGCCGAAGCCAGGCGAGCCGTTGAAAGGGTTCTCAATGGACTCCATGGCGAAGTTCGTGTGGCGGCGGTATACCACCTTGAAGAACGTAATTTGGGGGTTACCCGTTAGGTAAACGTCTTGGGCGCCATAGGCAACAAGCTGCATTAAACCACCACCCGTCATTTAGTTTATACCCTCAGTTTAGAAAAAAATTTAAAGATGGGGGAATTATTTGGTAATTTCCGTGCCGGGAGGGATACAATTTGGGAGTTGTGCGCATTCAATAAATTACGAAGGATGGTCTAAACAATCAAACCCTGTCAATCACAGGATGGCAGCAAAGAATGCATTTTTTAATATTCGCCCTACACGAAGAAGTAATCCAGAGGCGCGCACAACCCTGGACGCCCTTCACACATTTCAAATTGATAAACTAAAAGAAAAACAGTCTACAATCGGTGAAAAGAAACATGAGCTAGATACTTTAGAAACAAGTATTAATGCAAGGGGGTCTGAGGACGTTTCTGAATTAAAGGTGCAATATACGCGTCTTACGGGAGAAATTAACTCTATCCAATCAAACGATGAACTCTATGAATACTTTTTAAAAACCGGTGAAATTTTATATAACTATTATGACATGCAGGATAAGATTCAGAGCGGCGTTGAGCCTATTGCAAAACGCGCCAGCTCTACAGCAAATCCTGGAAGTATATTAGCCGCCCTTGAAAAGGCATCTATGGATACAATGTCAACAAATGTACAACCCGTGCGTCGAGGAAACGGGGAGGTTCTTCGGCGTGATAAGCTTCTAGAGGAATATTTACGAAAGGTGGATCCGGCTCATGCACGAACCTCCCACGAAATTGAATTTGAATCCTTTGGAAATTGCCCGACCTGTGAGACGGAAATGACTTTTAGTGCAAATGAAGCCGTTTTTACATGTGTAACATGTGGCTATCAGGATTTTGTATTAATTGATTCTGATAAGCCGTCCTATAAGGACCCGCCGCGCGAGGTAAGTTATTACGCATACAAGCGTATTAATCACTTTAATGAGTGGCTTGCGCAATTTCAGGCAAAGGAGACAACTGAAATTCCCCAAGAGGTATATGATGCAATTTTGGTAGAGCTCAAGAAGGAACGAATTATGGATTTTAGAACACTAAAGGCTTCCAAGGTCAAGGAAATTCTCAAGAAATTGAAATTCAACAAATATTACGAACACATTCCTCACATCATAAACCGTCTTAATGGACAAACCGCTCCCGTTATGAGTCGGGAAATTGAGGAAAAACTACGTTACATGTTTAAGGAAATTCAACCCTCGTTCCAAGAGCACTGCCCTAAGGGACGCAGCAATTTCCTATCGTATTCCTATGTTCTCTACAAATTTTGTGAGCTTCTAGAGCTTGATGAGTATCTGCCTTGTTTTCCCCTTCTCAAAAATCGTGATAAGTTATATGTGCAGGATAAAATCTGGCAGAAAATCTGCTCGGATTTATCATGGGAGTTTATTAAGTCAATTTGATGTATTAACGCATCGGGAAACCAACAAGGTTTGCACCTAGACCGAAGCCAGCACCAGCGCGCGCCGCACCACCATATACAGGGGGCATTACCTTGAGGTCAAGGACAAAGAATACAACCGCAGCCGTAGTGGCAAGCGTTAGAACTTCCTTTGTAGGAAGCGCATGCTTAGCAATAAAGACCGCAGCAATGGCAACAGCAAGACCCTCAACAAGCGCACGTAGTATGCTTACAACTAGTGCAGCAACCATTGACATTCTACATACGTTAAATATTTTGATTTCTTTAACGCATCGGGAAACCAACAAGGTTCGCACCTAGACCGAAGCCAGCACCACCACGGGCACTCATTCCAATGCTTGGGCTTACAACGTCAAGGATGGCAAACACAGCCGCCGCAACAAGGGCAAGGCTGAGTACATCCTCAACAGGAAGCGAGCGCTTGGGGATAAAGATGGCGGCGACCGCAACAAATAGACCCTCAACTAGGTATTTGATTACACGGTTGACAACTTCGGATGTAGCGTTCATTATATTTCTTGTTGATATTTTTATTAGGCTCTTGTGCCGGTCTAAACGCCTGTAGATCTACAAATACAGATTCAAATGTCTGCCGAGCCACGTGAAGATTTCCTAACCGAAGACGCTGAGATTCCTGGGCAGAAGTTTTGCCTACTTAGCTTTCTAAGCCCGGAGAAGATCCTTGCAGACAAGAACGTCTTTTTCTTTTCCAAGTTTCTTGAATCGTTTGAGTATACGCAGCGTGTAACGTCTTTTGAGGAGTTTCTTATGTCAACTGTTAAGTCAGTAAATGATAAAATCAATACCGATGCTGATAAGGCAGATTCTATGGATCTAAGTGGAGTTGCACTAAGTCTTCGTAATAGCCGTGTGCGTATGGATACGGTGATGGACGAGTTTCAGAAGTTTGTAAAGGCAAAGCAGGAAGATCTAAAAGAGACGAAGCTTAAGAGCCTTTATGATGAGTTTATATTCGCGAACCGGGAGAAGCTAGAGGAATCATTTTATGTTAAGAATGAGTTCCGGACATCCGTTCGCGGTCTAAAAATCCGGGGAGTGTATGCCTCTAATGAGGAGGCAGTTGCCCGTTCAAAGAAGCTCCAGCGTAATGATACGATTCACAATATCTTTGTTGGCGAGGTTGGTAAGTGGCTTCCTTGGGATCCCGCGCCCGCTGATGTTGCTGAGCAGGAATACGCAGAGGAAAAACTCAATACGCTCATGAAGAAGTATAAGGAGAATGAGGATGCGCGTGAGCAGTTTGAGCGTGAAAAGCGTTCTAATATGCAGAGTTCAAAGCCTCGCGCCGGACCTTCAGCCGAGCCTTCTCTAGTGGGTGATGCACTTGCTGCTGCAGCGTCAACAAGTGCTGCCGAGTATAACCAGATGTTTGGCGATTCTGGTCCGGCTGACCTTGCAATTGCGCGTAAGATGGAAGCTGCTCCTTAAGGGCAAGTGCCTGAAGCATACTTGCCTACATATGTGTATGATTAGCGAATGAAAATCATTCTTAGATCATATAAATTCATTGTATTACAGGCAAGTATGCTTAAGGCACTTGCCATTACTTAGGCCAGTAGTTATTTGTAATAGCTGGCATGACAGACCGGCATGTGTTCTCCTGACAGAATTCACCCTCCTGGCATGTTACACCCTTGCAGTCCGTGTCACGGAATCCCTCGGGAAACATGGGGGCAAATCTGTTCCGTAGCCAAGGAAGAAAGGCTACAACAACAACTAAAAATAGTGCAAGTCCTACAAGTCCAAATCCTCCACGTCCGCTCATTCTGTAATGTTAAAAGAAACTTTGTTGTTAAGGAAGAACCGGAAGGGGGTTCATCTCTACTGGCATTGTCAGTTCATACGACATGCATATTCCATTTGCACATCTGAGATTCTCAGCACAGGGAAACAGATCTACACCACATCGTGTCCCCTTTGCACCCACTGGAGTTCCCGTGTTTGATGCAAATCCTTCGGGGCGTAAGATACCCCTGTTTAAAAGGGGTACAATCCGAACATATCTATCAATTACTAAAAGGGCTATTGCAATTACTAAAAGTATGCCTAAATGATACTTCATCACTCTACCGTGTATTGCCGAAATTAAGTACCCCCTAAAAGGGGGTACTTAAATCTGGCTATAACACATCTAATGGCGTAGACACTAGTCTTGACTAGTGTATGAGCTGTTACCTACACCGTATTTAGAATTTACGAACATTTATAGATGGTCCCTTTAGTTTTCGTGCAGCATTTGGGTCATACGGGCTGGAATCCCCTTCCTTATCCATATACGCCTGAGCTGACGAGTGCTGCCAAAATTCGGGCGCTCCAATTCTAAATTCGGGCTGAATTGTTGCCTTATACCAAAAGATAGTGTCCTCCAATTTGGATGAAAGACTTGTATTATCAATTACAAGAACCTCAAAATTCTGAGTGCACTGGTCCATAATTTGGCAGAAAAATTCAAAGGAAGGAAATGCCGATGCATAGTTATCATAAATGCGCTTACGATTGTTTAGATACGGCTCGCGTAATATAAACACAAAATCCACGTTTGTTCTTAGCGCGGGCTGAATTCCAAGAGGATACTGCATTGTAATAAGGAAGAATGTCTTCCAGTGACGACCGTTCATGAAAAGGTTACGAATATTCTTATCGTGTGTCCAACTATCGTCATACATACAGTCGTCTAGAATCATAAATGAACGTGGGTCAAGGCGTGATTTTACACCACGTGACGCGTCCTCGCCAATCTTTGCCACAATCATCCGCTGGCGCTTCACGTAGTTTGAAAGGATAATTGGATTGAATTCATTATGGATAAAAATCGAGGGAATCATCTTACCGTAGAAGGAGTTTGACTCTTCTGTGCCGCTAATCACAGTTCCAAGGGGCATGTCCTGGTGATGATAAAGAAGGTCGCGAACAAGGGTAGATTTTCCTGTGCGCCGCCGACCAATAAAAATAACAACTGCATCCTGCGGAATACGCTTCATGTCAAACTTCTTGATATTAAAATTCACGTGTGCCGTAGATGATGCCATGCTAGTTAAGTATAATCAAAAATTTTGCGGTTTTATACATGAACACGCTTCTCAGCTACTCAAAGATGAGTCAACTCCGGGGGATTCAGTTGCCTACTCCCAAATTCTGGACCGGTCCATTATCGGAGGAATTACTTCGGGTCAATGGCTACAAAACTCTCCAGACCTTTTTTCCAACTTTGACAAAAGTCTTCAGACTTGCAAAATGGAATTCAAATGAGGAAATTTGGATGGACACCCATTGGAGAATTCAATCTATAGACTGCTCCGGAACAAGTGGTCCATGCACTGTAAATGTGAAAAGGAATTCAGACGTGAGCGGGGCTTACATAGTCCAGGATGCCTTTTTAAAGGTGACTCACCTTCTAGACCCCATAC